CTGTTGTACGATTCGCTAGTGTGATGCAGGATGAGGAAGGCTGAGTTCATTTCACGTGCCCACCATTTAACTTCACGCATCAGTGAACGCAACGAACCGAACTCGTCACCACTCTCGTGAGTAATATCTACGGCGTTGTCTACTACTACAAGTTCGGGGTCGGAACCGTACAGTTCACGGTACACGTTGATCTCATCTTCAAGGTCACCCAACGTGGGGCTGGCATCGAACATCCATTTGATGTGACCAGCGTACTGCCTCAGTAATCCACTAGCCCAGTCAACGTCCATCATCATGCGGGATTCGACTTCGGATTGTGGCATCCCCGTTATCATGGACACGGATCGGATTGCCATAGTGGATTCGTGACTGTCAGCACTAGCGTATAGGGTTGGCACTTGTGTTTTGAGTGCGAGGGCTAGGGCCACGGTGGATTTACCTGCACCGGGTGGACCTGCGATCATGGATACTTCACCACGACGGATACTTATATGTTTGTCTGCCCATGAACGGAACGGTAAGTGTAATGCTGCACCACCTTTGTCAAGTGAGCGTACTGCACGATCAAGTGTTCTCATGTTTCTCCTTCAGGGAAAGGGTGTTAGTGTGGACAGACTGCTTCCCTGTCAACCTGCCCACACTAAGTTTAGTTACGCAGCGAACGTGTTCCATTCGGCGCTCTTGTTGTCAAGGAACTGTGCTGCACATTGACCCGGTGTACCCTTAGGTGTCGGGCACATGTACGCCTTCCACGGTCCACGGGCACTCGTACCACTACGCGCTGTCATCGCACCGTGTGCACACTGTCGTACTGCACCTGCCGTGAACGCTGCTGCCGGTGCTGGTGGTTGACCCCATGATGCAGCGGGTGGTGCTGCTGGTGCCACGTCAGGTACACCTGCTGCTGCTGGTGGTTGCACAGACGCTAACGCCACCTGTTCACCAACAACACCGGCACCTGATAGTTGCTGTTCAATCTCCGTGAACGTAGCGATACGGTCTTGGATGATTGCTAAGCCAAGATCAAACGAAGGCTCATCGTTACCGTACACGTTAATTAACGTGCCGGATCGTGTCTTGAAGTTTACTTGAACTAGTGTGTCTTTCGATGCGGTCATGCTGTCACTTCCTTAATGTCGTTTTCCAATACGGGTGGAACGATAGCGGGGTTTTGCGTGTAGCAGTGATCCGACACGCCACACCACGAGCAACCCATCCCAACGTTGGGGAGAAAGATCCCTTGCTTAATGATCTTGTACGTGTCCCGCATGAAACGGGAAACCATTTCGGGTGGGAACATGTCAAGGTCACTTGGTTGTGTGAGTGTTCCTTCACGACCCATCCAGTAGGCACCGTAACGAATATCTATATCAAACATTTCACGTATCGCTAAACGGTACACGCCTAGTTGTAGTGACGACTTCGGTGGTTGCCCTGTCTTAAGGTCCACGATGAGTAGTTCACCAGTGGTTTTGTCTTGGAACACACGGTCAATGTAGGACTTCAACATTGTTTCGTTGGGTAGCATCGCTTCGATACCTATTTCAATGGCTGGTTTACCGTTGGGTGCCGTCCATACTTCAATGTTCGGGTTGAGTTGCCTCCACCTGACATAGTTACCCACCATCAGTGGGCCGTTAGCCCTCCACCAGTCGGCGTCTTCCTTGTTGGGTAGTGCCTTGCTTTTGCGGCCACCTGCCCTCCACGGTCGGTCACCTCCTTCGACGAGTAGTGTCTCGAAGGTTTTGTTGAACGTGGATATGCCTGCTGATAGGGCGTCGGTCATTCTGCCACCCCCAGTAGTGCGTAGTCTACGGAGTCACATGCGGAGTGAACGGATGTTCCCCCGGCGAAGAAGTAAGCGTTACCTTCATCTACTTTCTCTACACGGGTGAGCCTGTACTTCTCCCCGCAATCGTTGAACGTGGTCATCCCGGAGTACGAGATATATTCTGGTATTTTATTCACAAGAGCAACATACAACATAAAGTTGTTAGTTGCCAGTTAGACACGCCGGTTTTGGACACAAAAAAGAACCCCCCGTAACTCCGGTTGGGGAGAAACGAGGGGTGAATCTTTTGCATTGGCGTAGAATGTTTAACAGTACACGAAGGAGGAGCGAAGCGACGACTGAGTACCCGGTATTTAACAGGTGAGGAGCAGCCCTCTGTGGGGCTGCGACGAACGGTTAGGTTACTTCCGGTTGCCGTCCTTACGGACTCCAGTTTAAGTACGAGTTTTGTGGCTTGTCAACCTGACACGCCGAATGAGATGAATGTTTTTATTAAACCTCACCTTTTAGTGAGGATAAACAGGAAGTGAGCATTAAGATTTAAGGCACCTTAGAGGCTAACAAAACAAGGTTGATAGGATATGACCCGGGACCCCTGTGGAGGGGGTTAGAGTGCCCTTAAAGCCCCGTTAAACGGCGTGTCGTGGGTACCTTAAGGGACACCACTGCCCCCTATGAGAGCCGTAGAAGTACCGTCACAAGACCACCAATGTTCTCACCTTTTAAACCTTTAGACGGCGGGGTGATCCTGTTCATGGATACTTTCTCCACGTAACCCTCAGCCACCTCACCCGTAGTGTGATCCGTCCAACGGATCGTAGCCGAAGTGGACTCCAACTCTTTCAACACACTGAACCTAGCCCACGACAAACCAACCGAACCGTACGCTTGACCCTTACGGTCAGTCTCAAAATCGAAACACATCAACGGCACAGACAGCAACTCTGCCCTGCGAGGGGCAGGGATAGCGCGAACCTGAAAACCTATCATCTCAGCGGAAAGAGAACGATCATCGTTAGACTCCAACTCGAAAGCAACAAACAAGTTAGCGACAGGACCCGGTGCAACAACGTTCAACTGACCCACCGAGTCAGTGACAGTACCGTTAACAGAAATCACTTGATCCCACGTGGACGGTGCCGTAGAACCAGCAGCGTTAGCGTAAGCAGTAACACTACCGGCACTCTCACTCTCAGCCAGCAACCTTAAGTCACGCCAAGCCTTCGACTCCAACGTACCCAAACGGATACGCCCAGTCTCAACCCATCCAGTAGGAACAAACGTTGCCGCTTCCTTATACACGCCCTGCGTGTTCACACTAAACCACAACTTATCCCCAGCAAACGTGACCTGAGTGGCCTTACCAGTAACAGTAGTATTCGTGGTAAGATCCGCTGCCGAAGCAAACAACAACTGGGTGTTGTTAATAGTTTGACCAAGGTTAATACGCCACAACCCCGCCCTGTTTACACGGTCACCAGAAGAAGACTTCGACCCGACAGTCACAAACACAAACGAACCAATAGCAACAGCGTCAGTACAACCATCAACAGACTCAACCGTCAAAGGCCCAAGGTTCAAAGAACCATTAACATCCATCGCCGCAACACGGGCACCCTTAGAAGTACCCACGATAAGGAACGTACCCAAGTAGGAGTACAACGAGTTCGCTGATTCACCGCGAGGCATCTCAGCCACGACGATAGGTTGCTCCAACGTCACAGTGGTGGAGGTCGTAGCAATAGCGACACGGTAAATAGAAGACACGTCGTTGGCGTAGCCAGACAAGTAAATACTCGTTGGCCCTTCAGACACGTCATTCCACACCCAGTCGGTGCTAGGGTGAGTGTAGAAAACGGGTGGGTGAACGACGGTGGCGGGTGACAAGTCAGTCACCTCATGCAACTCATTGTCGCACACGTAAACCAGACGGGACTTAACCCAACGCACAAGACTACGGGCAGTACTAGCCTTAGCGTCGTAAATCTTTGCGCCAGCACCCGAAGGCAACGCACCCTTGTACAAACCAACAGTGGTAGTGAGGAACCACGACAAACCGTCAGTGGTAATAGATTGAATGTCTTCCGTGCTACCCCACGTTATTGTGGTTGCAGTGTTGTCGTTAGCGATATGCTTCAACACGTTGCCGGTTGCGTGAAGAACACCCGTACCCACACCCAGCATCAGTTGACTGGCACCGTCAGAAGAATACACGTTACTTGTGTCCTTCAATAAAGAAAGAACACCTGCCTGCCAAGGGTTAACCCCACCGCCACGGTTATACCTGAACTGTGCCTCTTCCGCTGAAACCTCTAACGGTTCAGCAGTAAGAAGACCGCTACCAAAATGCCACGAAGACTGCGACCTGATCCAGTAACCAGAATCAAGAGACTGCTCACCGGGGTTACGTTCGTTATCTACACGTTCCCTACGAAACGGTGCCGTTTCGCGTTGCAACGGGTACGAGCGACTGAACCCAAACAAAAACTTTAGACCAGCAATGTTGCAGTCCCACGATATAAAATCTGGGGTTGCCGCGTTAACTTGTGCGAGCAAGGAAGAACCAAGATCCTCTACGACACCATCAGAAATATCTACTGGCATTACGCTCCCTAGTTTGTAGAGTTCTTACACTGTTTACACGTACACTGGTCACACTTAACGTCAAGCATCCCGAAGGTTCTTTGCCCACGCACGTCGCGTCTTCAACGTCTTACCAAGAATAGGTAACGGCCACAACGCACCGTTCTTTTGTGCAGCGGCAGTAAACGAAATATGCACGTGACCCCAATGCCCGTACCCTTTACCACGTAACACCCACCACTTACTGCGATACGTTCCACTGGCAAGTTGCCCACGATGCACCACATATTTCACGCGGTCACTACCGGGTAAACCGGAAGCGGCATACTGAACGAGTTGCTTAGTAAGGTTCTTCGCGTTGCGCGACCTGCGCCAACTACCAGACTTACCAAAGTTAGCGTCCAAATCGAGGGCGTGAACCCATCCTTTAGAGTCAGGATTGTGGTCGGATTTCCGTTGTGAGTGAGCAAAATCACCCTTGGCCCCATCGAGGGTCTTGTCCCTACCGGGGAAACG